TCCACCTTTGTCTAGGGCGTTGGAAGTTGACCCCATCATACATTTACCTATAATTCTACTACCAAGCCTAAGACATGTTTTTGTGACACGCCAATTGTTTAATATATTATCAGGTCTTTCCCACTTACCACTTTCATCATGTACTAGTAATGCTAGTTTTTCACCATCATAACTATTATCACCTGTATTTTTCCAGTCAATAGTTGTATCTAATCCTTCTATTTCTTCTAACTGTTCGTTTGCAGTAATTTTTTTTCTTGTAAACTTACTAGCTGGTACTCTATAAGCCAACTCAGTTTTGGGACGATCCATACCATCTTGAATAGGTTTAAAGAAAAATGGATAATTTATACTAATAGGTACTACTTTGTCTGTAAACATTTTTTTTGCATCAGCACCTGTTTTAGAAAGTATCCCATATCTACTATCACTTGATATAGTAGCTAAATTAACTGTTTCTGCAGATGACATAAACGAAAAGCCTGATCTTCTGTTTTTTAAGTAGCACATACCATAGCATCTTTTATCTGCTTTACAAGCTTCCCAGAATATAAAAAACAACCTATTTGCTTCTCTAAAATCTGGTGCACCTACATCTATTTTGCTCCATTGAAGATACATGTAGTGCGTGCCTACTATATATGTTGGCTTACCATTATTCATAAACCAAAACCCTTCTTCTCTTCTTTTAAACTCTTCGTCTATATAATCGTACCATTTTTCTTTTTGATCTTCAGGATAACTACGCCAGTCAAATATATTTTTAAGTCTACTTAGTTCTTTAGGTTGATCAAGTTTAACCCATTTATTTTTTTTATTGCTATACACACTTTTCG